GCCCTGAGTACGAGAAACAACGCAATCTATTGCGTGAGCAGCAAAAGCAATTCGGTATGGAGTACCCGTACATCAAGACACCAGTTGAGTTAGCCGGCGGCTTTGCGATGCCATTAGGAGTAGCTGGTAGGGTTGCCAAGGCAGCGCCAGAGGTGCAGGCAATGATTACTGGTGAGTCATTGCTAGGACAGTTTGGTAGAGGTACTGCTATCGGGGCTGGAACCGGCGCGTTATCAGGCATGGGTTACGCTGAGAAGGATACCGGCGCAGAAACTGGCATGGGTGCTTTGTTTGGTGGTGCTGTTGGCGGTACTGTCCCATTGGTAATCAAGGGCGCTACTACCATCATCAAGAATGTGCTTAACGCTAATGGCATTGGTGACCAGGCGCTGGCCTCCAACAAGATGTTGGCTAGTTATTTGCAAAAGGACAACCTAACTGCCCAAGAAGCATTTGATGCGTTAAATGAATTACGCCGCATTGGTGTACCCAATCCAGTGATTGCTGACCTTGGTAAGAATCTAAAGGACTTGGCTTACAGTGCCTACGTTGTCCAATCCAAGGCCAAAGGCCCAACTGAACAGTTCCTAGAAAATAGACTAATAGATCAACCTAACGATATTGTTCGCGGGTTGGTTGAGAAGGCCGGTCTTGCTAAGAACGTGAATGGTTACGAGTACCTTACTGCGCTTGCTGAGAATCAATCTAGTGCGGCTAGTGCTGCCTATCCACAAGCCTACAAACTTGCCATTGATGCAAACCCTTTTAGGAAGTACGTTGATCGTCCTGTATTTCTGAAGGCGTATCAGGAGGCCGTGGATCGTGCTGGTGTGTACGGTGAAACATTGCCTGATTTAAGCGTGATTAGGAATGCTCAATCAGTGCCTACCGGCATCCTCCACCAAATAAAGATGGGGCTGGATCGAGTCATCAATAAGGAAACTGATGCAGTAACTAATAAGGTTACGCCTTATGGTCGTGATGTAGTTAACGTCAAGAATGAATTTAACGATTTAATCAAGGCAAATAACCCTGCTTATGCACAAGCAAATGCTGAGTTTGCTGACTACGCAACCATACAAAAGGCATTCCAATTAGGCCAGAAGTATCAATCCGTTGACGTAAAAGAGGCGGCTGCAAAACTCAAAGCATTCAATGATGCTGAGAAAGAAGCCTTCAGGCTTGGCATGATGGCAGACATTAATAAACGTGTTGGTGATTTCAAGGGTGGTGACTTCAGCCGCCAGGTGTTCAAGTCTGATAACCAAAAGCTGTTGGTGCGCTATGCGTTTGATGACCAGCAAAAATACAACGAGTTTTCGCAGTACGTCAAAGCATTAGGTGAGCAAAGCAAAACCGCTAAGACAGTTTTAGGTGGTTCGCCTACCGCTGGACGTTTAGCCACTCAGGAGCAGGCCGGTGACATTGCTCAGATGGCGCAGAGTGCTGCAACTGGTAACTTACCTGGTTTAGTTATGGCTGGGGCTAAGTCAATGCTTTCACGGGCCAAGGGTATCGGTACTGAAACGTCAGAGCAATTGCAAAAGCGCCTGTTTACGGTTGACCCTATTGAGCAAAGAGCAATCCTCATAGAGTTAAACCGCAGGGCTAAGACTCGCCCAACTGGACTGCTATCTGGCGCGGCTGGACTAGGTACATCAACTGGAATTCTTGGCGATTAAAGGACTAACCCATGCTAACTATCCTCTCAACCCTTATCTCTTTCCTCATGGGCGGCTTGCCCAAGCTGCTGGATTTCTTTCAAAACCGGCAGGACAAGAAGCACGAACTGGCGCTAGCCCAGATGCAGATTCAGCGCGAACTGGAGTTACGCAAGGCAGGCTTTGAGGCGCAGGAACGGGTTGAGCAGATACATACTGAGCAGTTGGAGATAGAAACCAAGGCCAAGGCAAGCGAGAACCTGGTTAACGCTCAAGTGGCTGAGATGCAGGCTATCTACGCGCATGATGAGTCGCTAAATGACGGTACATCACAATGGATGAAGAATCTACGCGCTGGTGTTCGTAGCTTTATCACGCTAGGATTCTTCTTCCTGTTGGTGTTCGTGGACGTTGGCCTGTTTGTCTACGGCTGGAACCGTGGAATCGAGTTCCCGCAACTGGCTGAAAAACTGTGGGACAGCAATACCCAGGCGCTGTTCGCTTCCATCATTGCATTCCACTTTGGCGGTAGAGCCTTTGGCAAATGATCTGGACATTGGTGCTAGTGGCAGGCATCAATATGAATAACGTCCTTGTCGTTGGCTACTTTGAGTATGAGGCTGCTTGTCAACGGGCAGCTAAAGAATGGCGTGATCTAGGCTACAAAGTAGGGTGCGTACAAAGCATGGTGAAGAAATGAAAGTATCAGACAAAGCACTTGAGATGATTAAGCACCATGAAGGCACTAGGATGCGTCCGTACCGCTGTCCCGCTTTGCTTTGGACTGTAGGCGTGGGCCATGTACTCTATCCAGAGCAAGGCCGGTTAAAGCTGGATGAGCGTATGGCGTTTGCGCTACGTCCAGAGGATGATCGTAAGTTCAGTATGGAGGAAGTTGATGGAATTCTTGCAGCAGACCTTCACCGTTTTGAGCGCGGAGTGGAACAGTTCTGCCCTGTCCCTCTTACACAAGGTCAGTTTGATGGGCTTGTTAGCTTCTCTTTTAATGTGGGCCTTGGGACACTCCAGCGTAGTACGCTTCGCCAGAAACTGCTTCGCGGCGACAAGGCAGGCGCTGCTGAAGAACTCTTAAAGTATTGCATGGCGGCAGGCAAGATTCTCAAAGGTTTGCAGAATCGGCGTATTGATGAACGTGCGTTGTTTTTATCGTGAAACAAAAATAGGTTATAAACCAAGGATTAACTCTTTGGGGTCTATATGGCACAAGAATCGTGTTCTGATACTGATTTTATTGCACTGTGGAATGAACACAAATCAGCAAAAAATCTATCTGAAATTCTTAATATTACAGAGCGCAGAGTTTTAGCAAGACGTAGAAGTTTAGAAAAGCGTAAAGATATTTATCTTCATTCTAGTGATCCCAAGGGGATAAAGTACCAGAAGGATTACGCCACAGTTCCGCACAATGTCCGTACAAATCTTGGCCTTCTTAACGGCATAGTAATCGTCTTTAGTGACGCTCACTTCTGGCCTGGTATTCGGTCTACTGCCTTCCAAGGACTACTTTGGGCTATTGAAGAGTTCAAGCCCAGAGCAGTTATCAATAACGGCGATGCCTTTGACGGTGCTTCCATCTCACGCTATCCGCGAATAGGATGGGACACAAAGCCTAGTTTGATCGGTGAATTAAAGGCGTGCGAGGCCAGCTTGGAGGAGATAGAGACAGCAGCCAAGGCAAGCAATAGTCAGTGCAAGCTGATCTGGACGCTTGGGAACCATGATGCTCGCTTTGAGAACACATTGGCGAATCGTGTACCTGAGTTTGCAAACATAAAAGGTTTTACGCTTAAAGATCATTTTCAAGCGTGGACACCAGCCTGGTCGTGCTGGGCGACTGATGATGTAGTAATTAAACATAGGTGGAAGGGCGGCATACACGCCGTTTACAACAACTCTATAATGTCTGGCAAATCATACGTTACAGGACACCTCCACAGCCTCAAAGTATCCCCATTTAGCGATCTTAACGGCACTCGGTACGGCGTGGATACTGGAACCCTTGCCGAACCTACTGGGCCGCAATTTATAGACTACTTGGAGGATGCCCCAGTTAACTGGCGATCTGGCTTTGCCATTCTCACAATATGGAAAGGCCACCTGTTGCAACCCGAACTTGTACAGGTTTTTGACAAGGGTAATATTGAATTTAGAGGCCAGGTTATTAACGTATCCAAACTGTGAAAATCTGTCATAAATTGGCTTTAAGATTGGTTTGCAGCGCCGTGCTGTACCATTTTTTAAGGGGATAATCATGGAATTTAAACTGACAGTTAATTTTGGTTTTGGTGAGCAGATTGAATTTACAACGTATGATTTCTGGAAAACCTTGGCGGTTGCAGATTTTGATGAAGAAGTGTACGAGTACGATGATGAAGGCACAGCCTACTGGCTAGACGTAGAGAATGACGTTTGGTACTGGTACGATGAAGAGTCTGATGATTGGTACGATTGTGAAGAAGTTGAAGAGGAAGAAGTT